CCATGGGAAAAGGAACAGGACATAATCACTTCCAGTTTCAGAAGATTTATCAGAAGCATGGACTTAAGCTGCGCAAGGGGGTTGAGCATTTTGCTTATGTAAACTATCATCCAAGAGCTGGATACGTTGAGATTATGATGGAAGAAGATAATGGCTTCCTATCATTGTTTAGAAATCCTCACGAGAGTGAAGAAGATTTTGTATGTAGGGCTGTAAGAGCTTTTAACCGAAAGGAGTTTGACCACTAATGGCAAGAGGTAGTATTCTGCAGAACGATAAGGTTTGCGTATTTTGTAGAGAGGTGCTGCGTTTAGAGAACACAACGGACCTGCATAAGCATCATATTTTTGGAGGCAGCCGCCGTACCACTAGCGACAAGAACGGCTTCTGGATTTGGCTGTGTGCTGATCACCATGACATGAGCGATGCCGGCATTCACTTTAACCGCAAGATGGACCTGTGTGCTAAGCGTGCTTGCCAACGTGCCTATGAAGCAAAACACTCTCATGAAGAGTTCATGGCGCTTATCGGCAGAAACTACCTGGATGTTGTTGCTTGATATTACACCATCTATATGACGCCAGATGGTGATGATATACTGCCAGGGAATAATCTCTCCAACTGGCAGGGGCCTAACTGAGTGGGGCCTAAGTTCCTCAGTAGACCGTGGGGGAGAAGTTCTAGCATTTGCTTCTCTTCTACGGCTAATAATTTTTAAGGAGATGAAAATATGTCAGAAGCATTTGATAAGGTAAAACGCGAAGAGCTAGATAAGGTTTATGACAGTGTGCTACGCCTGGAACGTACAGATCCTATTGCTGTAAATGTTGGCTTTATGCGTGATATCATTCATGAGTTGAAGGTGCTACGCTACCAGGTTTCTAAGCTGGGCAATAAGGCTGCAGCGTATAAGAAAGAATTGGCTGCAATGAAAGAAGGTAAACAATGAATACAGTTTATGTAAATAGAAATACCGGCGAGATATTCAACGCTACAGAAGTGAGCCTTAATAATCTGTGTGAGGGCTTGGTTAATAGCCAATTTGTTAGCGATTTGTCTTTAATGGCCAGACGCATGGTGAATGATGATAAAGGCTGCATTACTATTAAAATTGCTGTTGGCAAGACTTATGATGGCGAAGGTGCAGAGGTGCTGGTAATTGGTGCCACATCTGAATTAACCTTACCCAAGGTAAAGATGGAAGATAAAATAATGAAGCATATCAATGAGGATGGCGTGGTGCTGGAAAAGGAAGAACGTAGCAGCCTCTTTGATAATTTGCCACAAATTACTGATGGCACTATTGATGTTAATAAGGAGGATAGTGATGAGTGACTTATTCGTTATTAAGATGATTCAGGAGCGCATTGCATTAAAGATGGGAGCCCTGGAGCTGTGCTGCCAAGCAGCTGAGGAAATGTCAGAGCTGACTCAGGCATTGATGCAATACCGCCGTGTAGAAGGCAAAGGCCAGCCGACTGATAAATGTATCCAAGAGGTGCGCCAAAGCATCCAGGAGGAAATTGTTGATGTTCAAATCTGTATCAACGAGCTAGTGTTCCTGTTGGGTATGGACTATAACTACCTGGAAGAAATTGAGCAGGAAAAGATTGCGCGTACTGTTAAGCGTTATGGGATGGAGGAATTGCCATGAATGCACATGATCTGTTAAAGAATTATTTGGATGAGAATAAAATTCCCTATGCTGATATTGCTATAGCTGCCGGAATTAAGTGTACAACTGTAAAAAGTGGCTTGTATAACAGGAACCTTAGCTTTGAAAAATTTGCTAAGCTTGCTGTAGTATCTGGCTTTGATGTTGATAAGAATCTCGGAGCTATTGCTGAGACCTTTAAGATGGCCAGTGGTGAATGTTCAGATAAAATGGATGTACACCAAGATTCCATGGCCAACAGACGTATTTATAAAAGAATTGATGAGCTGGTGGCAGAAGCTGAGGAAGATACCAGCTTTGCGGTTGTTTGTAAAATGCAAAAGGCAGCAGAAGCTGCAGACAAAAAGAAGGAAAGCATTAAGTGGCATGAGGATGAGCCTGTTGATGAGGCTAAGCCTATTCCGGTTCCTGAAGAGCTGCCACAACTAGTAGAGGAAGTTATCAAGCATGAAGCACAGGAGGGGAAAAATAAGATGAAGGAAGAGCAAGCTGGCAAAGAAGAACAAAGAAGTAGTGATAATAAGATTTATGCTATTGATGTTATTAGAGATGTAGTTCGCAATATGAAGGGTATGCAGGCTGTTGAGGTTGCCATGATTATCCAAGCTATCTTCCAATATAGAATTGATCCGGATGTAAACTGGTTAAAGGATGCGCGTACCTATTTAGATATTCTTATCCAGGAGCATGAAAATGGATGGCAATAATATTGATGTTGTTATTGCTTTCTTATTTGGAGCATTAACAACAGCGTATATTATCCTTGAATGTGTTAAGGAAGAAATTATTAAAAAGGATAACTTGGAATAAGCAAGGAGACCGCTATGAGTTGGAAAAGAAAGCTGCAAAGAAACAGTATGCGCGATTCCATTAAAGTGCGCCAGCATGATTATAGACGTAGCCAAGCTACACCTAACTTTACTGGCAGCATTGAATTTGTAAAAAGCAAAACGAAGAGAGAGCGCTGATATATATATAGAAGAAACACGGCAGGTTTCGGCCTGCCGTAAAGCTTGATTAAGCGTATTATTTTATTGACACTTTTATCCGACTAGCGAAAAGGAGCAGAAAATGTATATCAAGAAAACTTACTATACAGGTAAAATTATCGAAGTAGAGAAAGTCTGCACTTTTCGCTACAAAGGAAAAAAGACTAGCAGGGGACCTGTGGAAAAATTAACCACAGACAAACAGGCTGCTATCAATGAGCGTAATGCTAGCAAAAAGCTACGTAGAATCATCAATACAAATTTTGATGAGAATTCTTATCATATTGTCCTGACCTATGCTCCAGATAAGAGAGCTCTGAATCCTGAAGGAGCAAAGGATGATATTGCTAAGTTTTGGAGAAGCTTAAAGAAAAAATGTAAAAAGGCTGGTACCGTGTTAAAGTATGTCGCAGTGACTGAGTATGGTGCTAAGTCTATGCATCATCACTGCGTTATAGACTGTGGCTTAGATGTTCGTGATATCCAGAAGTCCTGGCCTCATGGAAGAATTAAAGCCTATCCTTTGGATGATACTGGAGACTACGAGAAGCTAGCAGCCTATCTCATCAAGCAGACGAACAAGACCTACAATGATCCTGAGCGCTGTGTACACAAAAAAAGATACTGCTGCAGCAAGAACCTAGTGCAGCCTGTACCAAGAATTGAAATAGTCAAGGCTGATTCCTGGCGCGAGGATCCTGTAGTACCTAAAGGCTATTGCTTAGTCAAGGATTCCTTGAGAGCTGGAGTATCAGAAGAGACCGGATATCCGTATCAGTATTACAGACTTATTAAGCTGGGGGAAGTGTACCCTTCTAAGAACAGGTGAGGTGGCGTCATGCTGTTGGACGTAGAGCGCAAAAAGGTTAGGAAGATATTCCTGTGGGAAAAGCATATCCGTGAGGCAGTTGAGAATGCACATGCTAAGGCTGCAGTATCGAAGCATTGTAAGAGCGCGTTAGGCTACGATGATCCAACGTGCGGTATTGTTGTGCGCAAAAATAGCTTTGTTAAAAGAGTGGATTTTTATCTTCCTAACGGAAAAAGAATAGTGCTTAGTAATCCTGAGAAATGGCTGCTGATTATCCAGGAGACATATGAGCTATACGAGGGACAGCTTATAGCGACAATGATTAAGGCACGCGCTAAGGATAACAGAAAGTCTCCGGAGGTGCTGGCTGACTTTAATTGCATAGGGCTTAACACATATTACCGATGGGAGAGGGAGTTCCTGGATGATGCTGCATTACTGGCTGCAGAACGAGGAATATTGAGGCAGAAAAAATAATTTAGAAAAAAATAAAAATATCACATTTTTTTAGAGAGGTACCATGTTAGAATATTACCATAGCCGATTAGGAACACAGAAAAAACCAAGCGTTGAGCATAAAAAACTCAGCGCTTTTTTAATGCGATTTTTAAGAAGGAGGTGAGACTATTGGCTAGCTCAAAAGGACTGACTGCACAACAGAAACAATTCTGCTTAGAATTTCGTAAGAATGGAGGCAATGCTACAAAGGCTGCAATTGCTAGTAAATACGCAGAAAAGAGCGCTGCAAGCATGGCCTCACAGCTCCTTAAGAATCCTAAAGTTCTAGAGTACCTAGAATTGCTAAGAAAAGATGCTATGTCAAGAACGATTATGGGCATCACTGAAAGGCAAGAGACACTGACTGATATTGCTAGAAATCCGGCTGCAGATTTTGCGGATAGGAACCGAGCAATTGACCTGCTCAACAAGATGGATGGCATCTATCTTGTAAGGGTGGATGTGAATGTTCAATGCAACATAGGTGCTGGTATAGCAGAGAGGATGTTGCGTATTGGCAAGTAAGAAAAAAGGTTTCACTAAGGCTGACTTGGATGCAGCCTGTGACTTTCTCTATAGGACACAGCATGATCCGTATCTGTTTGTCATGGCAGCTTTTCCTTGGGGTGAAAAGGGAACACCGCTTGAAGGCAAAAGCGGACCGTTCCAGTGGCAGCTGGAAGCTATGGAGTATATCAAAAACAATTCTTCCAACAGAGAGGTAGCGCTAAGGTATGCGGTGGCATCCGGCAACGGTATAGGCAAATCTGCTTTTACAGCCTGGATGATACTTTGGGCCTTCTCAACCTATCCGGATACTAGAGGTGTAGTAACTGCCAATACTGAAGCACAGCTGAGAACAAAGACCTGGGCGGAGCTGAATAAATGGTATAACATGTTTATCCTTAAAGACTTCTTTCAGCTTGATGGCATGTGCTTGCACTCTATAGATCCAGGCAAAGAAAAGGTGTGGCGCGTGGACGCTATACCATGGAGTGCAAATAATCCGGAAGCAATGGCAGGCCTGCATAATTTAGGTAGCCGTGAGTTCATAATCTTTGACGAGGCATCTAGTATTGATAACGTAATTTGGGAAGCAATGGAAGGCGCCATGAGCGACAGGGACACTGAAAAGTTTTGGCTGTGCTTTGGGAATCCGACTAGAAGAGATGGAGCCTTTTACGATTGTTTCCACAAAGGGCGTGAGGTATGGCAGCATAAGCAGGTAAATAGTGAGACAGTACCTAGTGTCAGTCCTGAGCAGATTGCTCAATGGCAGGAGTTACATGGTGCTGATAGTGACTGGTATAAAGTCCATGTATTGGGACAGTTTCCATCAAGCAACGAGAACCAGTTTATCTCTACGGACCTAGTGCAGACTGCTATGCAAAGAGAATATAAGCCTGGGTACTTTCCTTTTGCTCCAGCTATCATTGGTGTAGATATGGCCTGGAAGGGTGCTGACAAGATTAAGATTCGTTACCGTAAGGGCTATGAGACTAAGCTGCTTACCAGTATAGCCTACAATGATAACGATACCTACGTGGCTCAGCAGATAGCAATGCTGGAAGATGAGTATAAGGCTGATGCAGTATTTATTGACCAGGGCTATGGTACAGGCGTGTACAGTATAGGCAAAATGTGGAACAGAGACTGGACACTAGTTAATTTTGGTGCTGGCTCTGGGCTAGCTCAATGCTTAAATAAACGTGCAGAGATGTGGTACCGTACAAAAGAATGGCTTAAAGAAGGTGGCGCAATCTCACCTGATGAGCAGGACCTGGCTGATGATTTATGTGCTCCTGAGATTGTACCCAATAATAAAGGCTTGATTCAGCTAGAAGAAAAGGCTGCTATCAAGAAACGCATCAAGCATTCAACGGATGATGCCGACAGTTTAGTTATAACCTTTGCTTTTCCGGTATACAAAAAGGAAACTTATTCCTTTGATGAACCAGAACAGAAATATGATCCTTTTGGTGGGATGTGAAAGGAGGAAGCTATGTTTGAGATTATTATGCAGCTGCATGGTGGCTCTGGTGGTGGTGGAACACAAGTAAAACAGTCTGCTCCAGGTAGTAGTGCTGCTGCAACTATATCTAGTGCAACTGATGGCCAGCGCCAAGCCTTAAGAGAACAACTGTTAAACAGAAAGAATAGAGCAAGCAATAACTATGTGGGCAGTGCTATTCAGAAAGCATTAAAGATTGGACAGACTGGAGAATAATATGCAAAGTATGATGGATGGCTTAAGGGACAGTGATAAGGTCCTGAAGTGCCAAAAGAAAGTAATGCAGCTGTATACTATTCGCTCTCGTTATGAACCATTATGGCGTAAGCTCTCGCGTTATATCAATCCTTATCGTGGTCGATTCCATGAAGAAGGCGGTAATAGAGAAGGTAGTCGCAGAGACTATCAGCTATTAGATAACTATCCGGCGCGGTCCGTACATAGATGCAGTGCCGGCTTACATAGTGGGTTATCAAGTCCGTCACAAAGATGGTTTAAGCTGAGTCTTAAGGATAAAGAACTGGCAGAATTCCATACCACCAAGCTTTGGCTGAATCAGGTCGAAGATATCATATACAAGGTGCATGCACAAAATAACACTTATTCTATGCTGGATAACCTATATGCTGAGCTACCACAGTTTGGTACTGGTGCTGGTATGATGTATCTTGACTACTACCATGGTGTATTTCATAAGACCTATACTTGTGGCGAATATGCTGCAGGTACAGATGCATTTGGAAGGGTAGATAAATTCTGCAGACGCATGGCTTATACTGCTGACCAGCTTATTGGACAGTTTGGTATTGACAATGTATCTGAAGCGGTAAGAACAGCTTACAAGAATGGCGATATTTCCCAGACATTTACCGTTTTCATGCTCATTGAGAAGAACCAGGAATATAATCCTGAGAAGCTTGGGATAGGCAATTTCCCATGGCGTGCATACTATTGGGAGGAAGGGCAAAATGCTAGATTCCTAAAGATTGCAGGCCATCATGAGCAGCCTTTTATCTTTGCTCGTTGGCTACAGATTAGTGATGAGATATACGGAGAAGGTGCTGGACATACGGTGCTAGGCGATTGTATGGGCCTACAGAAAATGGCAGAGGCTAAGCTGCGCGGCGTAGACAATGAGAATGATCCTGCTATGGTATATCCTGCTTCCTTCAAATCACTGGATACAAGGCCAGGAGCTAAGAATAAGGTTCCTGATGGTACCCAGATGCAGGCATATCCATTGATTCCTCCTGGAGCAAAACGCTATGAAGGCATTCTGATGTCTATCAATGACGCAAGGCAAGCTATCAAAGAAGGGTTCTTTGAGGACCTGATGCTGATGATGGCTGCTTCAGACCGTAATCCTCAAATGACCGCGCGTGAAGTAGCTGAGAGACACCAGGAAAAACTTATGATTCTGGGTCCTATCTTAGAGCAATTCCAAGGTGAAGTACTGAATCCTCTGACGTTAAGAACATTTGGTATATGTATGCGACACAACCTGTTGCCACCTGTTCCAGAGGAATTGCAGGAATTAGAGATTGATGTAGAGTTTAATTCTCTTCTTGCACAAGCTCAGAAGGAAGTAGCTCAACCTGGCATTGATAAGACCTTAGCCTTTGTTGGTAATTTAGCAGGGCTTAATCCAGAGGTGCTGGATATCATCGACTTTGATAAAGCAACGAGACGCACAGCTGATATCATGGGTGCTCCTGAAGAAATTCTCAGGAGTGATGATGTTGTTAAAGAAATTCGTCAGCAAAGAGCAGAGGCGCAAGCTCAGCAAGCTGAATTACAACAGGCTGCAGCTATGGCTGGTCCTGCTAAGCAAGGTGCAGAAGCTGCACGTTTGTTAAGCGAAGTAGATACAGGAGGCGGAAGCGCTCTTTCTGCCATACTAGGAGGTAACTATTGATGGAAGAATTACTGCTTAAGCTAATGGAAACTGAAGATGGAAGAAAGTTTGTCATGAAACTGCTGGAGTTTAGCGGTGTAGAAAATGGCAGCTTTCAACCTGATCCGTATGGTAACGCATGGCTGATGGGCAGGGCTTCTGTTGGTGCTGCTATTCTAGACGCCTTACGCAATAGTGAGCGAGGCATAGACCTTGAAGCAATCATGAGACGTGAGGCAAGATATCCTCCGGATAAATCCGAAGAGGACTTTTACAGACAATTTAAGGAAGGTGACGAAGAGTGAAAAAATACAAATGGTTTCATGCATTTATGGAAGCTGATGGTGTTGGTGGAGGCGGTGCTGACAGTACTGATCCTAGCGGAGCTGACGTGTCTGGCACAGGAGACAATCCTCCTGCTAGTAACACCGATCCTAAACCTAGCATATTTGATAAACCTTTAGATAATGAACCTGCAGCTGACAATCAACCTAAGCCTGAAGAAAACGTAGTACCAGAAGAGTATGAGTTTAAGCTTGGAGAAGGTATGTCTATCAGCGATGAACTGAAGGCAAGATTTACCAAGATTGCCAAAGAGGCAAAGCTAAGCCAGGCGCAAGCTTCCGCCTTATTGGATATGCATTCTGAGACTATGCTTGAATTAATCAAGGCTGGAGAGAACCAGGCTTCAGAGTGGGAGGCTGAATGCGGTAAGCAGGGCTTGTTAGATAAAGAAAAGCTAGGCTATGCTGTTGAAGCTTTGAATGTATTTGGTGGAGATGAGGCAAAGCAAGTCCTCATTGAAACTGGTGCAGCAAATCATCCGGCTGTAATGAGGATGCTGCAAACAATTGGTGAGCTAATCCATGAGGACACCAATAAAGAAGGCGAAACAAATCCTATTAACAAAGAAGATTTAGGAGCTATTCTGTTTAGCAATAGCAAATATTAAAACAAAGGAGATGTAAAATTATGCCGTTAGAAAACTTAGCAACTTTGCACGATCTGGCAGCACGCATTGGCGCAAAAGGCGACCTGGCAACTCAAAAAGTAGTAGAGCTGCAATCTAAGACCAATGACCTGTGGACCGTTCTTCCCTTCAAATCCTGTAACGATGGTACTAAAGAAACTGTAATTGTTCGTACTGACCTGCCTGAAATCGCATGGCGCATGCTGAACAAAGGTACCAAACCTACTAAATCTGCAACCGCACAAGCTTCCTTTACCTGTGGTGGCGTTGAGGCTTTTGCACAAGTAGACGAGCGTATGCTGAAACTTAACAAGAACAGCAATACCTGGCGCTTATCTGAAAACTATGCTCATCAAGAAGCCATGTCTCAAAAGATGGCTACTACCTTCTGCTATGGTGATGAGAAAACAAATCCGGCAGGCTTCACTGGCTTAGCTGCATTCTACTACTCTAAAGCTAACCAAGATGCATTATATGCAAACCAAATCATTGACTGCGGTGGTACCGGTAACAGTCTGACATCTCTGTGGATTATGACCTTTGCTGATGATACCTTATACGGCATTCATCCTGAAGGCGTTGACGCAGGCTATAAGTACCAAGACAATGGCCGTGTGCAAATGTTTGACACTAATGGTGGTAAGCTGTATGGCTATGAGTCCCAATACAATTGGGATATGGGCCTGGCTCTGCGTGATCCTCGTTATGTTGTACGTATGGCAAATATTGATGTTACCGCCTTAACTAACTCTACCTTTATCCGTAAGCTGATTGAAGGCTATAACCAAATCCACAATGTTGACCATGGCCGTACTGTTATCATGTGTAACCGTAAGGTTCAAACCTATCTGTCTATCCTGGCTTCTGAAAAGGCTAACGTTAATCTGCGCATTGATGAATTCGCTGGCAAGAAGATTGAACACTTCTGGACTTCTCCGATTCTGCGCTGCGATGCTATCCTGAACACTGAGTCTCAATTGGTATAAGGAGGAATAAAAATGGCTGTTATTGATGCAAAACTCTTACTCTGCAGTGACAAGGCTGTAGGTGCTTCCGTAAACTCTGATGCAGTAGACCTAGGTGCTAATGGTGCTGTACTGCAACCTCTGTATATCAGCGCAAAGCTGACCGTAGGCTGCTCCTCCGGTAGCATTGCAACTGTAAAAGTACAATCCTCTAGCACTTCTAACTTTGCTAGTTCTGTTGATGAAATGACCGTAAATGTACCTGCAAGTGTAGTGCAAACTCGTCCCTGTAATCTTGTGCAATTCTTCTGTCCTATTAAACCTACTAACCGTTATGTTCGCCTGGTATTCACTGGTGGCAGTACTACTCCGGCTGGTGGTAAACTGTGGGCTTACATCAGCACTGATGTGCAGGTACCTATTTGATGCAATATCAGGTTATCAGAACCTGTTATTACAATCAACGCCTTTATGAAAAGGGCGAGATTGTCACTCTGGAGGGAAGTGTGCCGGAACACTTCTCTCCCCTTCCAGAAGAAAAGAAGCTGGAGGACATGAGTGTAACAGAGCTGAAAAAGCTGGCAACAGAAAAGGGCTAGAATATTAAGACCAACAGAAAAAGTGATTTGATTAATGCCCTTCGTGGCTAGAGAAAATAAAGGCTGGGGCTGGTCCCTGGCCTTTATTGTTAGGAGTAAATATGGACAAGATTGAAATTATAAATTTGGCGCTGGCACGAATAGGCGTTGCGTCCATTGAAAGACTGGATGAGGCAAGTGAAGCTGCTAGGCAGACACGAGCTTTTTATGATCATGTAAGAAGAACGGTGCTAAGAAAGTATCCTTGGAGCTTCGCGTGTAGGCGCGTAGAATTGGCTCTGTTGCCACAAAGTCCTGACGCCTATACATTTGCCTACCGCCAGCCAACAGACGCACTGTACGTCCGCAGGCTTTACGAGAAGGGAAGCAAGGAGCCATGGGATAAGAAGCATTATAAGTGTACGTCTGATAAAGAAGGCAGAGTAATCTTTACAAACATTGAATATGCGGAAGCGGAATATACTGCTGATATTACTGATACATCAATGTTTGATGATGGCTTTATTGAGGCGTTATCCTGGAAGCTGGCAGCAGAGGTAGCCTTCTCCTTGACAGGTAAACAAGACATAGCAACCAATGCTATTCAAGGCTATAATGCATATTTTCAGGAAGCAGCAGGAGAAGATGCTGCAGAAGATATGGAGCCGGAAGAATACGTGAACCGTTTAGCCATGGCGCGATTTGTGGGGTGACAAAATGTTTTTACTGAAACCTTCCTTTGCAGGTGGTGAGATATCACCTGCACTGTATGGCAGAACAGATTTCGCGAAATATGATAATGGTGCAGCAACGCTTCGGAACTTCCTTGTGCTAAGATATGGTGGCATTGCTAATCGTGCTGGCACAAAGTATATAGATACTCTTCCTGGGAAAACGGTGCTGAGAAGCTTTAGATATAACAGTAGTCAAAACTATATTGTGGCCTTCTATAATCATGGCATTAAGGTTTACCAGGGTGCAACTCTTAAGGCCACAGTAACCAACATGACGCCACCTTATGAAGAGACAGAGCTGCGTGATATCAAGTGTACGCAGAGCGCAGATGTTATGTACCTTGTGCATCCTAATCATCCGCCTATGACATTAACTCGGAAAGGTGAAACAAATTGGATGCTGGAACCTTTTGATATTTATGGCGGACCTTTTGAGGATACTAACACTACTGATATACAAATATCTGCTAGCGCTAAGATAGGGACAATAACACTTACAGCAAGCAGTGCTTACTTTACAGAGGATATGAACAAGCGTTTGCTAGAGCTTGGACATACTGTTGGGAGTGAGTATAAAAAGGGCATACCTGTTGAGCATGAAGTTACAGAAGATAATGTAACTTCAACTGTTCCGGCAGATGATCTAGAAGTAGCTTGTGTACCAGGCGGTACTGTTTATGTTGAATCCTTTGGTTTTTGGAAAGGCAATTTCACTTTAGAACAATACGTTGATGGAACGTGGACAAAGATTAGAACGCAGCAAGGGAACCATAGCTCAAACTATAACCTTACTGAAACTAACAATCATAAAGAAATTACCAGGTATAGAATTACTAGTACTGAATTTGATACCACTATATGGTCAGGAGAAAACGAGAAGCAAAAAGGCAATGTAACGATTCAGACTTTTAGCCAAGACTATTATGGAATAGTGAAAATAAAGTCTGTAGCAAGTAATAAACTAAGTGCTACAGCTGAGGTAATAAGAGAGCTTGGTGATACCAAAGCCACAAAAGACTTTGCAATCAGTCCATGGAGCGATGCAAAGGGTTATCCTACATGCGCAGCCTTCTTTGAGGATAGATTGTTCTTTGCTGGTAACTATAGCTATGGACAGAGCTTCTGGAGTTCTAAGAGCAGTGACTATCCTAACTTTGGGACATCAGTTCCTAGTGTAGATACAGATGCTTTAACAGGTACATTAAACGGTGGGCAGATGAATGGGATTAAGGCAATGGTAGCCTTCCAGGAATTAATTATGCTTACAGCTGGCGGAGAACATAAGGTTACAGGAAACAATAAAGCTCTTAGCCCTAGCAATATGCTTAGCCAGGCCCAGGAGTATCGCGGTATCAGTGATGTTGATCCTGTTACCGTAGGCTCTCGTATTGTGTATATTCAGCAGCAAGGGGATATAGTAAGAGACCTTGCATACTCTTATGAATCTGATAAATATACCGGAGATGATATCAACATTCTGGCTGGCCATTTATTTGAACGTCACAAGCTTGTATCTATGGCGTATCAGCAGATACCAAACAGTATAGTATGGTGCGTCCGTGATGATGGGCTGCTGCTAGGCTTGACCTATCTCAAAGAGCAGGAGGTGTACGCATGGCATCAACACACTACAGGTGATTCAAGTGATGGTTTCTTTGATGTAGCTTGTATTGCCGGAACAAATGAGGATGAGCTCTGGTGTGTTGTTAATCGTCATGGCACCTATTGTTTAGAAAAGATGGCTCAGCGTGATGAGTCAGATTCTGTAGAGATGCAGTATTTTGTAGATTGCGGCAAGCAGATATCCTCATCCGATGGAGCATCTAGCGTGACTGGACTTAGCCATTTAAACGGCAGAACAGTCTCTATCTTGGCTGATGGGTTTGTCCTACCACAGCAGGTTGTAAGAAATGGTTCTGTAAGTTTAGGAAGCACCTATCATAAAGTAAGTGTTGGACTGCCTATTACAGCCGAACTAAAGACTTTACCTTTAGAAATTCAGGCTCAAGATGGAAGTACAATATCTAGAAAGAAACGTGTTTCTAAACTAACGCTATTCTTTAAAGAGTCCTCCGGTGGTAGGTATGGGCTTGAAGATGGGAAGCTAGATGAAATTAAGTGGCGCAGTAATGAAAACTATGGTGCTGCTATCAGTTTGTTCAGCGGCAAAAAATCTATTATAATGCCTGCAGCATCATATGATGATACGGTTCAGATTATTGTGGAACAGACAGATCCTTTGCCAATGACTATATTATCAGTAGTTCCAGAAGTGCAGGTGGGAGGATGAAAGAATATTGCAGACCGACATTACAGGATGCCATATATTTAGCTGAGCATCTTAATACAGCTGACAAAAGAGAGATGAATGCAGGGTATGGAAAGCATATCCTGCGTAATCTTATTGATGGGATAAAGGACTCTGATGAGGTTGGCTGTTGTAAGTTTGATGGTATACCTGTTGCTATATATGGCATAAGGAAGCATTCTCCTTTAGCTGACTACGTCCTTGTATGGCTGTTTCTGGGCGAGATAAAAGAAGAGGATAGGTACTACACTGCAGTGCAGACAAAACGATTTGTGAGAGCTGCGCTAGAACGCTACAGGTACATCTACAATTATGTTGATATAGGTAACGAAAAAATAATAAAGTGGCTGACTTTTCTCGGTGCTGAATTTTCGGAACCGATAGAGTACGGCTTATATGGTAACAAACATTTAAGGTTTGAGATAAGGAGAAAGTAATGGGAATGACAGCAGCTATTGGATTGACGCTGGCATCCGGTATTTGGAAAGCTAAAACGGAGTATGACCAGAATAAGGCGGCAGCAAGACAGGCGGAAGCAAACGCCGCAATAGCAGACCTGAACGCAGATAAACTCCAAGCTAAAGCGTATGAGGATGAGCAAAACAATGCTTTAAACAGAGATGTAAAAAAACGCCAAATGACTGCAAAGCTTCAATCTGACCTGAACAGTGTTGGCGGTTCTAACATGACTCTTAGCGGAAGCAATTTAAGAATCATAACTGACAGCCAATATGAAATGGCTAAAGACCTAGCTATAGAAGCATACAACGGAAGAAATAAAACGGAGAATATTTTTCAGCAATCTACAGACCAGGTTAATCAGCGTGACCAGTTAAGAGAACAAGCAAGACAGTATAACAAGGCCGCCAAGAATTCTATCATAAAAAATGTAATTGAGACCGGAGCTTCCATTGCTTTGATGGGTGCTGGAAATGGAGCAGGAAATG